TCTAATGTAGCTCCCTCGATATATTCCCATTGGTCTGTTTTTGGACATGCTGGAGATTCACCTAAAAATGTCCAGTGATATATTGGTTCGTTTTGATTAAATGGATGATTTGGGTCACTTGAATTGCCACTAAAAAGCCAAAAAGCTTCTTCTAATACTATATTTATATTAACAAGCACAAACTCGCCATCCGCTATAAAAAGGCTAAAATATCCCTCATAAATTTTAGGCACGTTATATTCATAATTCACTCCGTTGTAAGTGAATGAAACACCGATACAATCACAATTTCCTGTTCCGCAAGTAGTCCAAACAGTTGAACAAGGGTAATTATATACGTTGCTGCCGCCTGCTAAACTCTTATCACTTAACAATACATTTTGTCCTGAGTAGTTACTTCCGTTTTCATATAACGCGTAACCGTCAAAACATTTGTCCGTGAATGTGTCTATTAAGGTTTCAATTCCATCAATGCTGTAATAAGTCTTATAAGTTACGTTACAATACGCATATTGGTTTGTTAGGTCATCTGTACCCGATACGATTGGGTCTGATTGATTGAAGTCGAAATACTCACGTATAAACGGACTGATATTGTAGTACGTGTTTATGTTGTTTATGCTTGGAACTTGTTTGCTAAGTGAATAACTTGGAAACGCTGGAGCTGACCCCGTGCCATTCCAAATAAACAATTCTAAACGTGTGCTTTCTTGACCTGTTTCGTTAATCGTTACAATATACGGTGAACGTGCAAATATCATTTTTTAAAGTTTTGTTTCATTATACTATCAAATAAATCCACTACATCCAAACCGTAGCTATCTACTAAGTCATCGGGTAGTTTTTTAAAGGCTGCTTCAAAAGGCTTTGTAAAGAATAAACTTGGTTTGATTCCTTTCTCAAATATACTTCGTGCAATAGCGAAATTTAATCCTTTGCGCTTTTCAAATTGTCCGCCTTTTCCTCGCGGTGCTAACCCCTTTCTAACCGTCCATTTATCGAACGCTTTTGGCGGTGGCATTTTAGATTTATAACTAAAAGGCGTATCGTATTTTTTCTTAACTCCCGAAACCCCTTGATCTTGGTAATATCCGTATTCTTCCATATTGAAATAAATACCGATTGAGTTTGGAAATTGCTTTGCTTCACCAGTAATTGAATTGTAAAGTTTTTTTGACGCGTTTTTATTCATCGTAGTCAAGTTCCTTTTGGATTGAGCTACAACATACGCTACAAATTTCTTTATCGTTTCCTCGTGGTTAGTCATCACACACAGTCATTTCGTTGCCTACTAAATAATCAAAAGTCATTGTCCATCCTGCTAAGTTATTTTCAAACCTTTCAATAAAAGGCTCACAAGTTGGATTGCCGTCAATAATTCCTAAGTTGCTGAAAAAGTCTCCACGCGTTAATTTTTCATAAACACGATTCAACATTGTTATCTGAGTGTTCAATACATCCTGCTCATTATCGTTGCCTATAAAAATATCAGTTGTTTCGTCTTTTGAAATATCCACAATATCCATAGCTATTATCGAAATGTTGTATCGAATAACATTGCTTTCAAACGTGGCGTTATTAACCATAATATGCGCCAAAGGAAATATAGTTTGCTTTGCTAAGTCAACCCTGAATATGTCGCCCTCAGTAACCGTGTTCACCAAGTTCGTTGCTTCAAGTTCCGTCTTTAAAATGTTTAGTATTGCGTAGTAACTCATATTCCTTTTTTTAGTTGTCTGTTTAATTCACGTTGCTCAATCTCTGTTTTCTGCTTTTCAAAAGTAAGGTAGGTAAGTGCTGCCGTAAGTCGAAGCTTGGTAACGGCTTCAAATTTTGTGATATCTCCTTTAGCGACTGCATATATTGACTGATACCATCCCCAGTTTTTGCTAAATTGAGCTCTTTCACTAAACTCGCTGAAATCTCCTTGCTCTTCATTATCTCCGTCTCCAAATAAGACAGGGTAGCCGTCAATAACTCGTTTTCTAAATTGTAAAAAAAAACCTTTGCAGCAAGTGAAACATCCAAAGGAGCAAACTCCATGACTTCCGAATAATTAGCCGCAGATTCGTAAGGTTCTATTTTGTATTTGTCTCCGTGTTTTTCTACTATCGGGCGATACATTACCGCCATTGCTTTGTGAAACGTCTTTATATCGCTTATATTAGCCTCTAAATCTATATATTCACCCCAACTGATATGCTCTAAATTAGGAATGAAACCGAATTCCTTATCTAAAATCTTGAATGTGCTTTTGAACTCCGTCTTTTGCTTGAACATTTGAGCAAAATGATTACTTAAACTTTCAACTTCGCTGAACGGAATTTTAACCACGTCTTTTAATTGGATTCCACAAAAACATTCTATCATTTTTTCAGCTAAAAAAACCTCATCATTCGTGTTTTCGGCTATTGCTAAAAACTTTTGATAGTGCTTCAATGGAATTTCACCAAGACTTGTTGGAATTACTAATTCAAGCTTCATATTATTTAAACGTTTTATTATGATTATTGTAGTACATAGCAACCGCGTACGCTTCGCCAAGTAATATTAAATGCTTTCTTAGACTTTGACTATCATTAAAAACTATCTTTACACGTTTTCCAGTACGAATATACACGTAATTCTCAACTTCCTTAGTCATTACCGCTGTGTCATCTGTCATTAACGTATATTATATGTTCCGTAATTTCGTTTTAAACCTAATGTTTCCATTTCGTGATAACGTAGCGCATCAATAGCGTGGTTATTTGTGTCAATAGGTTTGTTTAATCGTGTGCCTTGTTTGTCTACGTCCCAACAGTATGCTCTGAGTTCTTTTATTAGATTGGTGCTTTGTGAGGTTACTAAGTATTCTTGTTGTTGCATTACATCAATCCCGTAATTAATACTGTCTTTGCCTTTGGTAACGCCTTTAATTGTTATTCCGTACCGCTTTATTTCATCTATTGACTTTGGTTCTGAGCTATCTGCGTAAATAGGTACGTGTTTTGGTAGGATTTTAGCTATATCGCTGTTTAACATTCCTGTACGGTAAACCAATTCATTGAGGATCCGTGTTCCGTTATAATTGTAAATCTCAACTGCTGCCGTCGGATCGTTTGTATATCCAAAGTCTAATCCTATTCCTATCAATTTAGCTTCGGTAGGTAGTTTATCAATAGACTTCCAGTTGCTGAATATAACGCCCTCTAATGAACCCGTTTGCCCTAACCCATAAACACGCCACCAATTCTCCCAATAGGTTGATGTTTTTGCTTTCTCTTGTGCCTTTTCAATTTCTGTTATAATTGATTGTGAAAGCGCTTCATTATCCTTATATGTTAGAATAACAAAATCGGCATCCTCGTCGTTTATAAGTTCTGTGTGTACCCAAAATTCATTTGTAGGATTATAATCTAAATAAATAAATTTATTAGTACGGATTGCGAGTTGCTGATAACTTTCAAATGTAACATTATTACATTCGTTTATATAAAGAATGTCACGCCTTGCACCTCTTAATTTATCGGGTTGGTCTGCACTGAAAAATTCAAAAACACTCCCATTTTTAAAGTTATAGGTTAATAAAGATTTATTGAATTGTTCATCGTTAAAGCGATTAGTCCATTTAAGTATTTTAAGAAAGTCTTTTAATGCACCCCTACGAAGATGAGGTATTGATTCAGCTACTACGCTTATTTCAAGTCCTGCTATTCTTGTTGCTTTATCTATAAGTACGGCTAAAATAGAATACGTTTTCGAAGCCGACGAACCACCCTGAATTATTTTAGTTCGTCTTTTTAAAGCCAGTACCTTATTTGTTGCTGTCGTTCTCTGAAACATCAGGAAATAATGGTTGTTCTAAAATGGTTTGTTCTATCTGTTGTAAAGGCGCACCGTAACCGCTATCCATTAATGCTTTGTAAGCAGCAACATCTCCCTCACGTGCTTTTTTAATTAGTGCCAAAGTCATTAAATCTTCTTGGCTCATTGTTTCGCTTTCACCAGTCAAAGGGTTCTTTAAGTTCTGATTAACTTCTAACCAATACTTTGCTATTGTGCTTCTGTTCCTTGCTCCTTTCGGTCTTCCGTTAGGGTTTCCGCTTTCGCCTTTTTTAAATTCGTGTTTTTCTATGTTTTCTTTATTTGGCATATCGCTGTAATTTCGCTGTTATTTGAGCGGTTGGGTCGGATTCGCACCGCCTACCTTTTCACTGGAATGTGAATTGTTCAACTCATGAACTTCAACCGCTTGTTTTGGATATGGTTTACTTAAAGACCTACACAAAGGTATTAAAGTTTTATCTAATGGGTAAATATATTTTATTTTACCTTTTGTAATATATTCAATAGCATTTTTATCATAGTATTTCGTTAAAAATTCTTTTCTTGATAATCCATTTAATCCGCCTTTTTGTTTAACCCAATCACTTATAATTCTTCCATGATACCTTTTGCCTTGTATTATCCAA